TATTTACGTCGTCACCGCTGATGTCCCTACTCGTGCACCGGACGCCGATGACGCCAATGAACTTCATGGCGCTACGGTTACCGTGCAGGAAGGTACGGTCAATGCCGACAGGGTCTATCGGCTTTTGACGGACAACGTTGTTCTTGGTACCACTCCGCTGGTTTGGACCGAAGTCGGCGGTGCAGGGAATATTTATGTCGCCGGTAATGGACTTACGGAGTCCCCGGCGGGCCAATTCAATGTCGGGGCCGGTAACGGGATTTCCGTTACTGCCGATGCGGTTTCTCTGGCTTCTTCGGTCGCCGGTAATGGCCTGACATACAACTCAGGCGTGCTCAACGTCGGAGCTGGAAACGGCATCGTTGTCGAAGTTGATGCGGTCGCCATTGATCCCAATGTCGTCTCCCAGACCAAAGCCGTCACCATCGGCAATGGATCGGCGAACAGTTTTCAGGTCAATCACAACTTGGGCAAGCGGGATGTGGTCGTGCAGGTCGCTTCGACCTCGCCCCCGTACAGCGTCATTTTCACAGACGTTGAACTTACCGATCCGAATTACGTGACCGTGACATTCGCCTCTCCCCCGCCGTCGAATTCCTACCGGGTGACGGTGGTCGGCTGATGATTCGCGTCAGTTCTGTCCTCGGGCTGGATGTGGTGGATAATTCCGCCACTCCGCCCGCTGGACAACTTGCCGTCTACGCCAAAGACGATCGTCTGCACGCTAAAGACGATCAGGGGAATGAGCGGGCCTACGCCGGTCTTGATGATCTGGTTGTGCTCACTCCTCCACCGCTGACCTATTCGATTTGGGGTGCACTGGAGACCGGAGAGGGCACTTTTCCGATCTTCAATGACACTGGGCGAACATGGACGATTCTCGCTGTGCGGGCGAGCGTCGGTACTGCACCGGTTGGCAGCAGCGTGATCGTCGATGTGAATAAAAACGGAACCTCAATTTTCGGGGACCAGTTGGAACGACCCGCGATCGCACCAGGAAACAACACGAGCAAATCCACGGGGATGACGGTGACGACGGTGGATGACGGGGAGTACCTCACTGTTGACATCGATCAGATTGGTTCCACGCAAAGCGGCTCCGATCTTGTTGTGCAGATCACGGTGGTTTAGATGGCCATTCGTTTCACAGCTTCCAACCAGCGGATGATTCTGACCGCGAATGCCGGAAATCGGAGTCGTCTTTCCGTATGCGGTTGGTACAAGCTCATGGTGGACCGGAATACCTTCAGCACGCTATGGAGCTTTTCCAACACCGCAGACACGAACTTTCTGGACCTCGTCACGTCCGAAAATGGCACTTCGGTTTTCATCGGCGATGAAGGTACTGCGAGCATATCTGTGACCGGCTCGCTTTCGGTCGGTGTCTGGACTTACATCGGGATCGCGGTCAACGGCACATCAACGACATGGCGTTGGCGCACAATCAGCGCCCCCACATTCACCTCTTATACCCGGAATGTCGGCACCAGCACGCACAATTGCGATCGATTCACTATCGCAGACATCTTTCCCGGAAGCTCTGATTACTTCAACGGGAGCTACGCAGCGATCAAAGTGTGGCTTGATACCACGCTGACAACCAACCAGCTTGAGCAAGAATACGAGCAATTTGATCCGGTCAACACCGATGGCCTGTACGCCTACTATCGTTTTGCCACGAATTCTGGGGTTGACTCATCTGGAAATAATCGGCACCTCTCAGGAGGAAGTGGCACCACTGCGGACTCTGACCCTCCAGGAATTCCGGAACGTCTAGCGCCAAAAACCGTGATCCGAGGATGGGGTCCGATACCCATCTTCTGACCGGCTTATAACAATTTCCCGAATCACGTCTACCCTGTTTAACGTAAGCATGGCGTTTCAGATAGGGTTTGCGACTCCGCAATGCCGTGGATTCTGAATGAGGATAGCGCGATAAAGGCGCGGCTCACGGGGATCACCATCCCCGGACTAGACGAGCCCGTGCCGGTGCGCTTTTCTCAGCCGGAGCCAGAATCCCCGGACATGACCTATCCCAGCATCATTATCACGCGGACCGGGATTTACCGGGCCACGGATCGTGAGCATCGGGGACGGGTGCGGATCTGGTACACGCCCGAAGGGCGAGAGCAGGTACCAGACGGTGCGCGCTGGGGATGGTACGCGGGGTACCCCCTTCCATTCGATCTGGATTATCAGATCAGCGTCTATACACGGACCCAGCAGGACCAGACTGTGCTGCTCGGAGAGCTGGCACGGGAGGCCCGGATTCCGGAGCGCGCGGGAATGCTGTATATCCCGCAAACGGACACATCGGTCACGATGCATTTGCAGGCGGGGCCGGTTTTCAGCTCCAAATACGATCGCGAACAGAAACGCCTTTTTGAGATCTACTATCTGGTGCGCGTCGCTACAGAAATGACGCCGTGGGAAATCGAACGGCTCACCTTCCCCGATCACGTCAACGGGAGGCTTTGGCATTTCCCGGATGGCGCTGAAAAAGTGATCTATTGGGACGAAACCACATATCCAAAACCTGAGGAGTGATGTGGCCGAATACCTGACCCCCGGCGTTTACATTGAGGAAGATCTCTCACCGCGTGGGTCTACCGGTTACGGCGACGCGCGTGCCGTCGCCGCTTTCGTCGGCATCACGAACCGGGGTCCGGCGATTCCGACGCGAATTCGGAATTGGACCCAGTTCGAGATGCTGTATGGCGGTTTTGAAACGCAGGGTTCCTATCTGCCGTTCGCGGTGTATATGTTTTTCAAGAATGGGGGCTCGCAGTGCTACATTGTGCGGGCTACCCGTTCGGACGCCGTTGCCGCGAGCGGTGATCTCGTAGACAGCACCGAGGATACTCCGCAGCCCGCTATCAAGGTCACCGCCCTGTCCCCCGGTACCGCCGGTAACAACATCTCCATTCAGATTGTGCCGACCGGTGCGCCTAAGGGCAGATTCAACTTCATCGTCCGGGAAAATGGGCGGGAAATCGAGCGCTTCGAGGACCTGTCGTCTAATCCCTCAGACTCTCGATACATCATCACGATCGTCAATTCCTCTTGGGCCGGTTCGCATACCGTCAAGGTCACGAATCTGAAGGTTGACGACGATTATGTGTATGACGAGACGAAGGATGTCATTCCCGAGCAGACGTTGACGCTCGGTAATGGTGCGGACGGTACGGCTCCGTATGACCTGGTAAGCGCTGCGAAGCTGCTTGGAGACCTTGAGGACAATATCGACCTCAATCTCCCGGCCGTCACTAGCAGCAACATTATCAATCCGTTGCTGGAATGGGCCGAGGAAACCGGCAAAGTCTTCATGGTCATTGACGGGCCGCGCGGTGCGGAGGGCGCGACCTCACAGCAGATTATGACCGGATACACCGGCCTGGTTGAGGGCGTGGATCCGCTGAAGGCCACATCCTACGGTGCCGTATACGGGCCGTGGCTCATGTGCCGGGACCCGAGCACCAACATGTACGGCGCGGTCCGGCTTCTGCCGCCTGGTGGCGCGGTCCTCGGTCGATTCTCACGAAATGACACCGTGCGCCATGTGGCTAAGGCCCCGGCTGGCACGGAAACGGCTCTCGAAAACGTCCTCGCCGCTGAGTGCCGGTTCACGCCGTCCGAGCTGGACATTCTCGCTGAGGCGCATATCAACGTCATCCGGCTCGTGCCCGGCCACGGCATCTGCATTATGGGCTCACGCACGCTGAAGAAGGAACTGCCTGATCGGTATGTCCCTGTCCGGCGCACGCTCATGATGCTGCGCAAGCAGTTGGCCGATATCACGATGTGGGCGGTTCACGAACCGAATGGGCCGGATCTGTGGTCAGTAATCAAGATGACCCTGGACCGATATCTGCTGCATCTTCTCCGGCAAGGCGTTCTCGCGGGCCGAAATGAATCTGAAGCATTCAATGTGAAATGTGACGAGGACATCAACACCCCGGCGACCATTGCTCAGGGCCGCGTGAATGTTGATGTCCGTGTCGCTCTTCGTTACCCGGCCGAATTCATTGTCATCAAGATTGGCCAGTGGGACGGGCAGGTCTCAGCCGAGGAAGTTTTCTGATAGGAAGGAAGCATTTAACAAATGGCTGAAGCTCACCCGATCCTGTCCGACCCGCTTCGGAATTTCAAGTTCAACGTCATCTTTTCACGGAACTCTAACGGTGTCGTTGAGCCGCCAATCAACATTGGATTCATGTCTGTTTCCGGGCTTTCCGTGAATACTGACGTGATCCCTTACCGTGAGGGCGGATACCCGACCAGCCCGCACAAGCTGCCGGGTCAGACGGATTTCCAACCGGTAACCCTTTCTCGTGGCCTGACTGTCGGTACCACGTTCTTCATGGACTGGATGCGGACAGTTATGGCGGTGAGTTCTGGCGACGCTGGGGCGGTCGCCAGCTCACGAGAGGGCTACGATTTCCGGCATGACGTGGAAATCCAGGTGCTTTCGCATCCGGTTATGTCCGGTAATGGTATTGTGCGAGCCAGATTCAAGCTGTATAACGCTTGGCCGACAACGGTTTCCTTCTCCGACCTTGATGCTGGCGCTAACCAGATCATTATTAACCAGATGACTCTGGTTCACGAAGGATTCGGCTTTAAGCTTGCGGAGGCGTCGCCCACCGCTCGCGCCCCCGAATTCTCTTCGGAGTAACCGGGATTAACGTCTGGGGCGGCGATTCTCCTAACGTGATTGTTGAGGTAATTCAACGAGGACACTGAGGAGAATCGCCGCCCTATGGACGAATTCCGGAATCCATTGACCGATCCTACGGTCGCTCAGGACATCAATCGCGTACTAGCCGACGATTCCCCCATGCCGGTAATCCAGCCGCCGGGAGATGATGTTGTCTATCTTCCGTGCGGACTGACGCATCAGGGCACCCTGATTACCACGGCACGGGTGCGGGAGCTGACCGGTGCGGATGAAGAAGCCATTTCACGGGCCGCGACTTCGTCGGCTACTGAGGCATTCGTGACGACGCTGCTGTCTTGTGGGGTCACCCATCTGGGCGATTTTCCAGCTACGCGCGAGCTGCTCGAAGAGCTGGTAGTCGGTGACCGTGATGAGCTGCTGATCGGTATTCGCCGGGCCACATACGGGGATCAGATCGATTACGAGATGACCTGTCCCCAGTGCAAGACCCGGCACGCCGTGAGGGTGGGTCTAGACGAAATTCCGCGCAAGAAGGCGGAAACTCCGGGAAAAACAGAATTCGAGGTACCGCTGCGCAAGGGTCGGACTGCCGTTGTACGCATGATCCGGGGATCCGACCAGTCCGCAATTGTCAGGGCAACGCGTGAACGGGGCCTCACCGCTGCTCAGGCCGACACAATGCTGCTGGCGCGCACGGTCATTTATATCCGTGACCCGGATGGCACGCTGCATGCGGTCCGCGAGGTCGAATCCATGGTCCGGGAAAACATGGGGATGGCCGACCGTGCGGCAATTCTCAAGGCTCTGGCTGAACACCGTGTCGGCCCGACTGAGGACGGCGTTCCAGTGCCATGTTCGTCGTGCGGAAACGAAATGCGGGCACAGGTGTCGGTGGACGTTTTGTTTCGCTGGTGAGATCGATTATGTCAGTGTCGTCGAGCTGGATGCCGATCTTGTCATCGGGTATGGGTGGACCGTGGCGGATGCCCGTGCTCTCACTGTGCGGGAGCGCCGCTATTACCGGGATTTGGCGCTCTGGCGGATAAAGAAGCGACAGGAAAGCCATGCCTGAGACCTATTTGCTTGAGGGCAATGACCTCGCGAAAGCGCTAAAGGACGCAACGAAAGCGCTAAACGAGAATACGCGTGCCGTCAAAGGCGTCAGCAATGTCTCATCCCCGCTTTCAGGGATGACGACCGCAGGCAATACCGGCTCGTACATGAGCTTTCATCGTGTTGCCGGTGCGCCGGTTTTCGGGCCGCAATATGGGACTGCCGCTGGTGTCGGCATGACTGCCCCTCAGCAAATGCCGGGTACTTCTCAGGGTGGCCCCTCGGTTATCCAGGGCACCGTCTTGTCGTCGTCCTACCAGTACGGTGGAAGCGGCTACGCTAATGGCGGTGTCGCTTTCGCCCCCTCCCCTGGTGGGGGAGGGGGCATCCCCGGCTCTGGTGTCGGTTCCGGCGGCGGCGGGGGCGGAGGCTTCGGGGGCGGTGCCGGTGGGGGCGGCGGTGGCATACCTCCCGGCCAGTACGGCGGCAGCGGATATGCCAATGGTGGCCACGGCGGATTCGTCGGTGGTCCTGGTGGTCCCGGCGGGCCTGGTCCTGGGGGCGTTTTCCCACAACCGTCACCAGCCCCCTTCGGCAGTGTTCCAGTCACCCCGCGTCCCCCTACACGGGAAGTGAAACTTCCGTCTAAGTGGGGAGATGTCGCTGGCTTTGCGTGGGATTTCCTCGCGGCGTACGGCGATATCAAGCGCGACAAAATGGAGGAGATCTACGCTTACGCCACTCGGTATCAGCGTAGTTTCTCGACCTCCTACATGGGTGGCGATGTGGAGGCACAGCGCGAAGCGCTGAGGTCCTCTATTTTCGGCCGCTCAGCTACGAGCACATCGTCTTTCTGGGGCTACGACTACGAGGATAAACTTCAAGCCCACTGGATCATGAGCCAGGTAAGCGGTGACCCGTTCCTGGCTGATCCTGCTCGCGCCAATTTCAAGGGCCGCGAGGCTTGGGATTCGTTCCTCATGATGGCTGTCGCAAATCCGTACGCGTCGGCCACGTCTACGGCGAATACTGAACGCCTTCTTCGTAGTCCCATGATGCAGCGCCGGGCGCTGGCCATGGGACTTGGTGACCCATATCAGGGTGGCCGGTATAGGGGTAGCGTTGCATTCCTGGAAAGCTATTTCCAGCGTGTCTATGGACCGTGGGGCGGTGCCCAGATGTCGCCTGAGCAATTTGCCCGCTCCATGGCTGANGGNCAGTTCGCGCGAGCCACCTTCGAAAATCTGACGGCTGGCTGGTCTGAGGAAGACAAGCGTAACCTCCTGGCCCAGCTNCAAACGTACAACAAGGCTCGCTCGGCTGGAATGACTCAGCAGGAATACGAGCAGACGCTTCGGGACCTCACGCTAGACGATTCCATTGAGGCCAACCAGCGTCGTATCGAAGCGGCACAAGAACGCCTCAAGGCCGTTGGCATCGATGACGAGCACCTTAACGCCCTGAAGCGGCGTGAAGCGCTCACAGATGCCAAGGATTCGGCGATGAATGAGGATTTCGTCAAGGGTGTTGATGCCGCAACAAAGGCCCTGACGAGATTCACGAAGTTCTTCCATCAGTTCCTTGACATCCCGTTCGTCAAGGCCGTTCTCGCGCGTTCCTCCGGTTTTGTGTCCACTGTCAATCCGGCGGTACAGACCGGTATCGCGGCGGGTGAATCCTTCACGTCGCTTTTCGGTCACTTCCTGGGCTTTGGTGCAGGCCCAGCGCCGGACAACACAGTACGGCAGGAACCCACGACTAAGGGGGGCGATAAGAAGAGGCAAAAGGACGTTGAAGACGGTCACAGCGAAAAGCGAGGCAAGAAGTCGCCCCCCAGGGCCTCCAAGGGTACTGCCCAGGCCGTTATCAACATGGCAATGAAATGGCTTGGCACTCCGTATTCGTGGGGTGGCGGCCATTACAAAAAGGGTCCCACCAGGGGTATCAAACAGGGTGCCAATACGGTCGGTTTTGACTGCTCAAGCCTTGTCCAGTATGCGTACTGGCACGGTGCGGGTATTCAGATCGGACGCACCACATGGGATCAGATGAGGGATAGCGACGGCCGCGATATCTCCCCCAAGGAAGTCGGTCCGGCGGACCTTATCTTCACCGGTGGCGGTACGCATGTCCGAATGTATATCAGCCCGAACGCCTATATCCACGCACCGCGTACCGGCGGCCGAGTGGAAATCGTCCGGGCGAATCCTCTTGCCGGTGCGACCCGAATTCGGACCTTCCTGCGCGGAAATCGTGGCAAAGTTGATCTCGACTCGATCCCGAAGGGGCAGGAAAGATCGTCTGGAGAGGGCGGCGCACCGGATCCCCGCAGAATCGGCGCTGGTGACCTGACTCGCCACGAGGGTACGGGCTCGTCTACCGCGACCGTCAGTGCTCGTGTGCCCGGCGCAAATGAGCTGGGATCGATCGACGAGGATGAAGCTCTGCGCGCGTTTTTCGCGGGTGCAGGTGAGGCCGAAGGCGTCGCCCCGGCTGTGGACGATGAGGATGAGCGTCCTACGGACAATGGCATCATTAATCCGTCAGCACCTCGGGCATCTAGCGGAACCGGGAAACGCCAGTCCGCTCCCCCGCCAAAGGGGCGTGCCGGTGGTGGCCGGGCTAATGATCAGCAGCCCGCCAAGGGCCACTTCAATATCAAGGGACGCCGGATTCCTGTTGCCCGCGTGCCTTCCGTGCCGCGTTCTTCCAATGCTCAAATTGAACGGAATAAGGCGATCGGCCAGGAGATGGCGGCCGATTTCGGTTGGTCGGGGCTACAGTGGAAAGCACTGCTGGCGCTGTGGCAGCGTGAGTCCGGCTGGAACCATCTCGCGGACAATCCCAACAGCGACGCCTACGGGATTCCTCAGGCTCTTCCTGGCTCCAAAATGGCCAGTGCCGGTGCCGACTGGAAGACCAACCCGCGCACGCAGATCAAATGGGGTCTGGGCTACATCAAGAGCGTCTATGGCAATCCGTTGCGTGCATGGTCGTGGTGGAATGCGCGCGTTTCTCATCGCGGCCAGGATGTCGGCCACTGGTATGACAAGGGCGCATGGGCGATTCCTGAAGATCAGCCCGCCGTCGTACATAAGGGCGAGATGATCATTCCGGCGAAGCCCGCCGAGACTATTCGCCAAGCCCTTCTTAAGGAGGCGTCCGCTCCTAACGCGACTGCTGAAGCTGTGGCAGTGGGTGGTGGCGGCAACAATGTCTCGTTCAATTTCGGCCCGAACTCGATTGTGCTGCATATTGGCAATGGAGCTACTCCCGCAATGGCTCGGCAAACCGCGCAGGAGCTTTTCGCGGAGCTGGAGCGTATTCAGCGGAATAAGAAGGTCGCGAAGGGACGGTAATAGTGCCTCCAGTGACACCTGGGCCGGGTATAACTTTCAACCCGCCTTTTGATCCAACGCTCCAAGCAACATACGGTCCAGACGGTCAAACCATGTCGGTGGAGCGTGGATATATCGTCCAGGATGAGCCGATTGCCGGATCGTCCGGCCGTCTCGGACTGAGATTTTTGTTCAATCCCTCGGTAGTGAGTGTTTCCTATCCCTCATATGAGGGTGAGAACATCAACCTCACCTCCGGTATTGATCCTGGCGCTGGTGGTCGGCTGCTCGGCATGACCAATCAGATTTTGACGTTCTCGATTCTCTTCGATCGGATGGCCGAGGTATACCGCGAGGGTCCGGGCAGCCTGGGCGTGCAAGTGGACATTGACCAGCTCAAGGCGATGACCGGAATGTTTTCGACGGTGAACGTCTCGACCGAGCGTCAATCCGGTGGAACGACGACGACGTTTACCGGCCAGGGAACGGGTGTTCCTATGTTCGTGCCGATGCGGTTTTATTTTGGCTCAAATATCGGTTCACTGAGATTCTATGGGAACATCCAGAATTTCTCTGTCCAGTACACCCATTGGACGAACTTCATGACCCCTACCCGATGTGCGGTCGATATCACTGCTGCGCTCATTCCTGAGACGATTTCTTTTAACGATTCGAGTTCCGTTGGCGGTGGCGGTGGCGGATCCGGTCAGCCGGGCACGGTTTCTGGAGACGGTCAAACTCTACGCCGGATGAGGGAGCTGGATTAGGTGGCCGAAAGTCGATACGAGGGGATGAACAGTGTTTGGACCAAACGACACGGAAAAATGGTTCGCGGACGAGCATTGCGCCGTAATAAGGCGTGGTCCTTCAATTTCTCCCAATACATTGTGCAGGAGGGTGACCGCATCGACCTTCTGGCCGCGAAATTCTATGGGGATGACGGGATGTGGTACTACATCGCGGACGCGAATCCCGAGGTGCTTGATTGGTTTTCCATCTACCCTGGACAGATGATCAGGATTCCCAATGTACTGGCGTAAACCCGTATTAGAGTTTCTGATCAATGGGCGTCCTGTTATGCCCCCACCGCTTGAGCTGCGTGTTGAGCAGCGGCAGATCAACAACACACTGATGTTTCTCAGCCTGCACTATCCGACTGATAGCGGGCTGGGATTCGTCAAGCCGAAAATTTACAAGGAGAACACAGCCGTAGAGATCAGGTGGGGCTTGGCTCCGGATGAGGTCGCGCATTGGTATGGCTATGTCCATCACGTGGACTATATCAACCGCTCTCCTGTCCGGCCGAAAAACATCCAGGTCGATTATGTGCTGATCGGCAATGGCCAGATGTTGTCGATCTCCCGGACGAAGGAGTGGCGAGAGATGACGGACTCTGCCATTGCCCAGGAAATCGCCACTAAGCACCGACTTTCTTTCGTAGCGCACCAAACTAAAAAGGTACACAAATATGTCTTCCAGGACCGTAAAACGGACCTGGCGTTCGTACAGGAACGTGCCGCTGCCTCAGGTCGGCGTGCGTGGGTCGAAAACGGCGTACTATATTTCGTTGATCCGGCCGCGTGGGCGGCTGCGAAAGCGCCGCAAGCCCCCGAATACGAGGTACACAATACCGGAAACAAACTGTATGACGTGACCGACCTGCGGGCCTACATCGGTGGTGACATGCCGTCCACGACGGGACGGCTGGTTGAGCACACCGCCTACGGCGTGGATTTCAACTCGAATCAGCTCATCTACAACAAAGCTGGAAATCCAGATGACCGGCAGGAGGTAATCCCGGATACGCGTCTGGACTCCCAGACCGACCTTGATTTCACGCTGGAATCCGCGCAGGTCTACCAGCAGGACTGGTTTACCGCGTCCGCCACGCTGCCGGGATCCATCAAACTTCAGCCAGGTCAGCCGATCACGTTTAAGGGCGACAAAATCGCGGACCGGCTGAAGGGCGACTGGGTGATCACTGCGGCCACGCATACGCTTCGTGCGCCGATTAACAGTATGGTCCTGAAAGGAAAGGTGGATTTCACGACCTACGTTGATTTGGCTAGGAATGCGCCAGACTCATACAACTACAGGGATCAGACAGCCCCACGAATTGATGACCGGTGCATCCTCTCCGGCGGTAACTGGTACGCCCAAAGCATGAGGACAATTATTCTGTGATGTTCAGAGAACCAGAAGAGGCACGCCCGATTCATGACGGGTTCTACTGGGGGTTGGTTGTCTCTACTAAGGACCCGAAGAACAAGCGACGCATTCAGGTTCGGGTTCCTGAGGTTCTGGGAAAGACGGTTTCCGAATGGGCGGAGCCGGATTCCCTGGTGATCTCAAAGCTGAAGGTCGGTGATAAGGTCTGGGTGCGTTTCCTGCATTCGGACCTGCGATATCCGGTCTACCACATCCCGCATGATGTCGAGAACCTCGCCTATCTGCTGAACGACGAAGACGAGCTGGAGCTGACGCATCCCAAGTCGCCCGTGAAAATCCGGGCTCCACAAGCAGATGCGATGGTGTCCGGCGATTCCAGCTCGGTCAATCTGACCGGTGGAAAGGTGCAGTGCCAGGGCAAGGACGGCGGCGGCTTTGTGCCTTGCGTGGCCAGTGAGTTCCAGCTTGCCTCAACGCAGGACCTCAAGCAAAATATCCAGCCTTTCGCGCCAAATGGTGTGCAGCCACTCATCGTCACCACCCCAATTCGGCAGTGGAATTACAAGCCGGAACACGCAGACCCGACCGTGCTGCATGTCGGCCCGATGCTGGAAAACCTCCCCCAGTACATGCGCAGAGGCAACAATGTGGACTTGGCCAATATGGTCGGCGTGTTGTGGCGGGGCTTGCAACAGGCAATGGAGGATATCGCGGATCTCTGGCTTGCGGTATCAAGCATGAACCCGTTGGCCGCACGAGAGGAACCCACGGAGTAATCTAATTCACGCAGATCACCCAAATACACTGGATTTGTAATCGCATTTCCGGTGGAGCGGGTGAATATGGCGAACATCGATCCGATGACGTACGCGCAGGTTCAGCGAGAGGCGCGTATTGCGGCTGAGGATCGCGCAGTAGAGGCGGAAGCCCGATTGCGCGAGGCGATCAATCGCATTCGCGAGCTTGAAACGCTGGTCATGCTGTACCGGCCGGATAGGGCCTCTCAGCCTGAGCCTGTGGCAGAGGAGTCGCCGGGTACGCGGGTGTGGGGCGGCTCCTGATGCGCCTACGAGAGCCTGTCGCCATCGATCTGCCTTTCCGGATCGGTGCTGATGGTGGAATCGCCACAACGAGGGATGTCGGCAAGCAGATTCGCCAGCGAATCGTGTCCATCGTCGGCACCGAGCCGGGCGAGCGTGTCATGCTCAGCGTTTTTGGCGTTCCGGTACTGCATTACGTTTTCGAACCTTCGGCCGATATCGTCTCCAACGAGCTGACGGAAATCACCCGCAAGCAAATGAATATGTGGGAGCGCGGCGTAATCGTCAACGAGGTTGTACCGATTCCAAAGCGCGACGAGTCGGCCATTGCGACGATCGATATCAAATACACCCGCACCGATGCGCCTGAATCTCCGATCGACCTTGCGCGATCGGTGCATTCAGCATCCATTGACGCGCGCGGTCGGCTCAAGGAGGTGATCCGTGGCTGAGATCCCCATTGACTATACGGCGGCGGATTACCTGGAAATCAAAGAAGACCTTCTTAGACACGCCGAAATCATCTTGCCGGAATGGACCTCGCGGTCCGAAGCGGACTTCGGCGTCGTGTTGGCGGAGCTGTTCTCGCATGCCGCCGATCTGAATAATTATGCAATCGACCGGCTTTTGGCTGAGTCTTATTTGCCTACGGCGACCACGCTTGAGGCAGTTCTCGGCATTGCCGATGTACTAGGCTACGTACCGCACGGCAATACCGCCGCAACCGGCACCGTGACATTGGTCACCGACGATGACGCGCCAGATGTGCTGGTGCCCGCCGGGACGCAGTTTACTAGCGGGTTTATTGAGGCCATCGATAACGTGCTGCGTTTTGAGTCTACAGAGGATGTGATTGTTCCCGGCGGTGGTGGCACGGTTGATGTGCCGATCGTGGAAGGCCGGACGATTGAGCGTTTGCTCATCGGTGTCTCTGATGGCACTGAGTTGCAAAAATTCTCCATCCCGAATTCAGGCGTCATCGATGGCAGTATCAAGGTTTTCGTTGAAGCACCGTACGCCGACCTGGAATGGACCCATGTCAACAGGCTGATCTATTCGGCCCCTGAGGATCTGGTGTTCACAGTCCGAATGAACGCCGCCGGAGGCATGGACATCTATTTCGGTGACGGCGTCAATGGCGCTATTCCCCCGCTGAACTCAAAGATCTATGTGACCTATCGAACCGGATATGGCTCACGGGGGAATCTGGGTGCCGGGCTAGTGCGGATCATCGCTTCAGACGAGCTTGACGGCGTCACCATCGCCACCAGCGGAGACGGCACGCCGATCTCCTCTGCCATGACCGGCGGCGGCGACGCTGAGGACATTGAGGAAATTCGGCGAAACGCGAGTCTGGTCTACGCGGCCTGGGGCCGTGCGATCACTACCGACGACTATGCCCGCATCGCCCTCACCGTCCCCGGCGTGAGCGCTGCAAGCGCCGTCAGCCAGGTATCCAGCTCGGTCGTGGTGCACATCGCCGGACCTGCACGGTCCGCTCCATCGGTTGACCTGATCAACCAGGTGACCGAGCAGCTCACCCAGGCGTCCGCTGCTGGAGTGCGCGTTTCCGTCCAGGGGCCGACCATCGTGCCCATAAATTTCGGCAGCGAAGCAAATCCCATGCATCTGACCGTCGCCCCTACCTATCGGCGGCTACAGGTTGAAAGCTCTGTTAAGGCCACCCTGGCGTCTTTGTGCAATTCCCCGGACAACGGTTTTGGCAGCCGGATCACCATTGGCGAGGTGTACGGGCAGCTTGCAGCGATTCCTGGCGTCATCAATATCACCATCCCGGTAATGGCACGCTATGACGCCGCTCAGACCGGTATTGCCGATGCGGTCATGGCGCATTATGAGCTGCCCACGCTGGGAGACATTCACATTCTCAGTGTCGGGGGTGTCGCCTGATGGTGATGACATATCCTGCCGCAATTCCTGGTTGGTCCACCAAACGAGATTTCCAAGAGCCGATTTGGGCACAGCATTTCAACCGCGTTCAGGATGAGATCACTGCGACTGAGCGCACGCTTGGCCTGATGCCGCATGTGGCGACTGCGGACCCAGGTGGACTCACTCCGGATTATGGCACGGTTTCCGCTCGTATTCAGGCGATCGCCCGTGGCGAGCCCATGATTACGTATCGGGGTTATCATCTTAACGCACAGATCATTCCGAACGAGTATTTCCGGCCTCGGCTTGAAGCCGCTGAGGATACACACGGAATGGCGCACGGCACCGGCTTTATGATCGCCGAAACTGGCTATTGGATGATTACGGCGAAAGCCGATTGGCTGCCGACCAGTGTCGCTCAGCAGCAGATCACCACCCGAATGCTGATTCTGGAGATCAACGGCCGGGATGTCGGTCTGCGCGATGTTCTCCTGGAAACCGACAAAAATCGCGAGAACATGACGACGATGATAACCTGGCAGGAGAACCTCGAAAAGGGCACGCATATCACGGTCGCCCTTCACGCGATTCTCGCCGATACCACACGGACTATCGCACCAGTAAACGTCTACCTGAGGGCGCACTTGGTGCGGTGCCTGGAAAAGGGTGGCCCCGGTCTTCCGATTCCTTGGTTTGAGCCGGATCCGCGTCCGGATCCTCCGTCCCGGCCGCGTCCGCCGGATGACGGGTGTCAGCCACCGCCGGATGACGGGTGCCAGAACTACGTGCACATTGAGCCACAGCCAAGGCCGCCTTCTGGCGGGTGGGGCACGAATGCGCCTATTGGCACCCCGCCGTACGCGGTTTTTTATGGCGCTTCCGGAACTCAAAGCACCTACGACTCCAGCGGAACGATTTTTACCGGCACCGGCTATACCGCGCAGGACGCGTGGCGCGGTTACAACTGGGACGGGTGATATGACAGCTTCTTACCCGCAGTCAATACCGGTCTGGACGACTAAGAGGAACTATATCGACATCGTCTGGGCCGACCACATGAACCGCGTACAGGAAGAGTTGCGCGCGATTCAGGAAACGCTGGGCGTCATGCCTCAGCGTGCCACAGCCGACCCTGGTGGACGCACCCCCGACCACGGTACGGTTGCCGCCCGGATTCAGAGCGTTGCTCGTGGCGAGCAGATCCCGTATTTCCGGGGATCTGTACGTGAATTCGATGTTGTGCTGAATCAATGGCAACGCCCCGTTCTTCGTGCCGACGAGGATCCTTTCGGAATGTATACGGGTACGGGTTTGCGACTGAATGAATCCGGCCTTTGGTGCATCACCATCAAGGCGGATTGGCAATCGAATAACGACACTCAGCGCATCGGCACCACCAGGATTCTGCGACTTGAGGTGAATGGCCAGGATATCGGTGTACGGGACGTTCTGGAAGAGGGTTCGCATAATCGCCTCGCCCTCCACCAGCACATCACGTGGACGGAAACCCTGGACAAGGGCACGATGATCTCCCTCGGTATTCGTACGAATATGGCGGGTACCACCTCGAATTTGGACGCGCATTGCTATATGCGTGCGCACCTGGTGAGGTGTCACCCGTACACCGGGGAGGGGATGAGTGTCCCTTTTGATCAGTGGCCCAATCCTGGGCCTGGAGAAAAACCGCCGACGTGCTACCCCCGCCCACGTCCGGAACGATGCCGGTATACCGTGTATTGCTGCTATGGCGGCTTGCGTATGGTTCCCAGGGCCGATATTCGTGCGGGCGGTAGCGCCCTGTCCCGAATTTGCATCATTGACAACACGCATCCGTTCTACGAGTTGTCGCCTCACCCGATTTTCGAGACGGTAGAGGAAGTGATGGCGTACCGGGATGAGCTTTGGTACCAGATGACAGGCTGGCGCGGGCAGTGGAATGAAGAAGATAATCGCGTTTGGAGTGGCACCATATGGCCATCTATCTGACCCATAATTACGGTACCCGTTTTTACGGTCCCGAGCCCGACCTTCCTAATTTCAACCCGGCCAGCTTCAAGGCGTTCTCTCTGAATTACAAGACGGTGCGGGTGAGCTGGGACGACCCTACCGGCGAATATGACCGTTTCCGGCTGGTCAAGGGTCGTTGGGGATATCCGGTGTCGGAGATTGACGGGGAAGTCCTCATCGACTCTGACACCCCGACCACCAATTACAACGACACCGGCGTCCGCCCTGGCGAATTCGTCTACTACTCGGCTTTTCTCAAGGTCGGTGGGACATGGATGTGGGCGGCAGTCGCTTCCTGCCTGCACATCCGCGATTGGCGATCCGCTGAATGGCTGTGGGAGCGACTCCCGATCCATTACCGGATTTTGCGAGGGAATCGGCTGGATCTGGAAGCTGATGAGAACGACACTCTCGCCCGGTATATGGCCATCATCGGATGGGGCCTTGACAGGGTCCGCACCTCACTGAATGCAGCTTGGCATTCTCAGGATCCTACTTTCGCCCATATCGACATCATCGACATCCTGATTCAGCAGTATGGGCTTCCTGCGTATCCGGGCCTGTCCGGCGCGCGGAAACGCTCATTTGTGCGAGACGGTGCCGCCCTGCTTTCACGTCGGGGCACCCTTGACGAGATGATTGCCGAGGCCCGTGCGGCGTCCGGCTGGGATGTGGTTTTGCGTCCCAGCCCGAATCTGATGCTCACGGATGACTCCTCGCGCATGCTGAATCCGATTCCAGACGACTGGGATCCCATGCGGATCTACACCACAGGGGATCGCGTGCGTCTGGAGGGCGCGGACTATGTCTGCAAGGTCGCATCGGCCAGCGGATACGACCAGCAGCCGTCCGGAGATCGCACCTCGAATACGTGGTGGGATCCCTTGCTGGTGGTGGAGCCGAATGGAGTCGCCTATGATCCGGCGTCTCGCAGCCAGCATGGATGGGCTCCGCAAAGCTTCAGCGGAAACATCAACGTCTCCCAGGTTGTCACGGAGCTTGTCAGAGGTGCTCCGAGACCGCTTGACCCTACTTTCTCGGTAAACGCGGTCACAGTCAAAAACACGACCGCGAATCAAACCGGCGATATCGGGGCCAGGTGCTTGCCCGAGCCTAATGCCCAGGTGCAGCCGCTCACAGCCACCACATACGGCATTCCACTCCCCCGGCCGTCCGTGTGGCGACCGGATGTCGCGTATGCGGTCGGTTCGCTGGTGCTTTACCAGGGGCGACTGTACCGAGCCATCAGGCCCGGCCGGATCGGCAGCCCGCCTAAAACCTCTCCTCGCTGGCAGGTCGTGGGCACCGATTCCCGGATCCGGCTGACACTCTCTGCATATACCCATCAGCCGCACACCGCGCCTACGCGACCGGTGGATCCTGCGCTCGTATATGCGGAGTTCTATGATTCACGCGGTCAATTCCTGTGCCGGGAATTCTGTACGAACACTGAATCCCGCGTTCTGGATACCTTCTCTACCTATCACGTCGGTACGTCGGTTTTTGTCACCGGGCCGGAATTCGCGGTGAACGGGTCCACGTCCTACACTGCGTCGGGGTGGTTCTATCAGCCGACCAGCGACAACCAGGTCAGGCTGACCATTCAGTGGTTCAACGGCTCTGGCTCCCTTATTTCCGAAAGTTCCCAGACGGTGAACATGAGCCCTGCCGCCTGGGCACAGGTTTCTTTTGCCGCGAACTCCCCGGCATCGGCCGCAACCGCGCGTTTCGCGATTACCTATCTGGGTAGTCCGGTCTCCACTCAACCACTGATCGCAGATGAAATCATGCTCGCTGAAACCGGGAACCCTGGCGTGGCCGTAAACCCCAACTACGATTTCAGCGAGGGTGTCAGCGAATGGAGCGGACAGTATTGCGGCCGAGTGGAGGAGAGTGACACCGGCCACAACAATGCTCCCGCCCTGCGGATTCAGCCTGACGGTGTCTCGGCTATCGCCCGACTTGACGGACGAACCACTGAATACGGAAACAAACCTTGGACCGGCGAGGATGGCAAACACGGATTCCGCCGCGACTCTTACACCTCTGCCGACCAGGATTACGGTGTAATCCGTCCGGCCGTGGAAGGAGAGCGTGCTATTGCGCTCATCGACTATGGAACCGCTAATGCGGCGGTGGCGGCGACTCTCACGACGGATGCCCCTGAAGGCCAGGTTCAGGCAATCGTCGTACGCGCAGCGAGCACTACGTCATATATCCGCGCTACCCGTCAGAAGTTGCAGACGGTCAATGGCGGGACTGTAACGGACCTCGTCACCTACGGCACGCCAATCTCCGATGGTGACCGAATGACCGTGAGAACTAATGGCACGAACATTTCCGTTTTCCGGAATGGCGTGCAGGTGGCCACGGCCACCAGCAGTTTCAACCAGTCAGCGACGAGATTCGGCCTGGTGGTGGAGTAATGCCGGTTTATGCGAACTATCTGATCAACCCCTCTTTCGAGACCGCCACCACCGGATGGTCCAGCCCTGACGGCGCGTCGATTTCCCGCAACACCCAGTACAAGCAGTCTGGTGATTACAGTCTGCGAATTTCGGGCACTACGAACCACAACACTACGCGTTCGGTTCAGACTACCGTTTCCATTGATTCCGCTGGGCCTTTCACCCTGTCCGGCTATTTGCTGAACCGGAACGCTCAGCGCGGATCCCAGTACAGCAAATTCGTTGTCAACGTCTACGACATGCTCCACACTGAGAATCCGGAACAAAGACAGCAAGTAGCAACGCTTACCGTTAACGGCACTGGCCGCTGGGCACTACGTAACATGACGCCACGCGCCGGATCAAACCGGCTTGTGGTGGAGTTCCAAATCGGGAACACCTATTACGAGGCCGGGCACTACGAGTATCACGGACCGTATCAGCGGTATTTCTGGGGCGAGGATTATCCCGACTGGTGGAGCCACTACCAGGCCGCGCTTAATTTCGCCAATACAAAGTACAACGCAACGATCTCGTCTGTCGGCTCGGTCGGCCCTAATGGCAGCGGTTTGGGCGCATACATTGTCACCTACTATGAGCGCTCCTGGGTGCCCACGGTCAGCGGCGGCTCCGTTGAGGTGTGGCTTGACGCCCTCATGCTTGAGCAGGCCGAGACGGAATCGGCTTACGTGGACGGTGACACTCCCGGCCACACGTGGACCGGTCAGCCGCACGCGTCGGCCACGCTCGGCATCGCTCAGCTTGAGGCGTCCGGCACGGCCATTTCCACCGGCTCGCTAGAAATACTGACACTCCTGTTGCCGGAAGCGCACGGTACGGCCACGTCCACGGGTTCGCTCGAAGCCGAGCTGATCGGCCTTGAGGCTCACGGTACGGCCACCTCCACGGGTAGCTGTCTTATCGGCCCGTACGGTCCCATGGAGGCGGCCGGTGTGGCGTTTTCCAGTGGCGGGGCCGACATTTATGCCGTCATCGCGTTCGAAATCTCCGGTACCGCGACCTCTACTGGTACGGCTAAGGCTGACCCCACGTATCTGATCATGATGACGGGTACGGCCACGTCTACCGGCTCTCTGGAGCTGTCGTATCCGCCGGACGCCGAAGCCCATGGCACAGCCACCTCCACCGGCACGGCCGAAATCGCCATCGCTGGCCAGCTTGAGGCATTCGGTACCACCAGTAGCACGGGTGATCTGGAGATCGGCCAGTTTGTTCCCGCTGGCGCATTCTCCGATTTCGCGATTTTCGGGCTGACGGAAAACGACCCGCTCATGTCCATTACCGCGAAATCCAACGGTCCGATCAACACAGGTGCCAACAATGCGGAATGGGTGCGTGTTTACGGTGAGGTGGTCGCACCCAATGAGCAGCCTACATCTAATGGCGTGCTCTGGGACCGCGCCGCCTATGTAGTTCCGGGAATTCGTTTCAATTCGGTCGGTGCCGGTGATTGGCAGGAATTCACTCAGTACCAGGTTGAAATCTCCGGTCCAAGCGGTCCCGGTATTTACCGGTATGCAAATTCCTATGTCCCGTACGTCTACCCGGACCGGCTGAACCTGGCCGCCACGGAAATCCAGATCAGCTACCCGGACCAGCCTCCCGGCACCTCCACCACTGACACCTCACCATTTGACGGCGATACAAATCCGGCCCTGAAAGTGGTGTGCCCCGTCAGTGGCATTGACGAGGCGTATGCCGAGTACAACACGCTCAAGCCGCGCGGCTGGTACACCGCGAGTTTCTACGCCAAGCTGTCGGATGGGATGAGCGACCTCAAATTCGTGGTCCGCGACCCGGAGTCCGGTATGCAGCTTGGCCGTACCGCGTCGTGGCTGGAGGCCGAGGACGACGAGGATCTGGGCGATGGCTGGCGACGGCTCGTGGTCGTTTTCCAAGCACCGGCCGATGGCGCTGTGGCGACATTCTGGATTCCCGAAATCACCCAGCCTCAGGACGTTGACCAGGAATTTCTCATCGCCGGACACCTCATGGAGGAAGGCGTAACGCCGAAAGAGTATTTCTGGTTCGAGGAAGGAAACATCGATCTTTGGCGGCGTTACGGCTATAACGACGCTTCCGGCGGCACTTTCAAATACACAGATTTCCTGCGTCGAAGTTACATTATTAAAGAGGCGCTTGATAACAGCGCACCAATCGGGGTGACTGTCGAATTCCCTGAGTTCGGCAGAATCCCGCACTTTGACGCATAGGAGTCCTATGTATACTGTCCAGCTTCTCACCCTTGCGCTGGGGACCCTTCTGCCGGTTCTTGTTGGCCTTGTCACCAAGGCGAGTTGGGGAGGTGGTGTTCGGGCCGTTCTTCTCGCCGCGCTTTCCGCTCTTAGCGGTGTGCTTTCCAGTGCGCTTGACGCCGCAAATTCTGGGGCCGCATGGGATTGGCGTTCTGCGCTGATCACC